TAATGAAGAAAGTGTTAGTGTCCCTGAAGCAAAAGAACCAGATGAATCTTTTGCTCCAAAAGAAAATGTTGATTTAGGATACACCGACATCAATGATAAAGTTACTGGCGATAAAACAGCTAAAGAACTTTTACAAGAAACTAAAGAAGAACCTAAACAAGAAGCGACTGAAGAAGTCATAGAGGAAAAAGAAAAACCGGAAAAGGAAGGATTAAAAGATTATTCTGATAAAGTACAAAAAAGGATAGACAAACTTACTTTTCAAATTAGAGAAGCTGAGAGAAGAGAAAAAGCTGCACTTGAGTATGCTAAAGGCTTGAAAAATAAATATGATACAATTGAGAAAAAGTTTGAAGAAACTGATTCTAATTACCTAAAGGAATACGATTCAAGAATTGATGCTGAAAGAGACAAAGTTAAAAATGTTTTAAGACAAGCTTTGGAGTCTAATGATGTAGATAAAATTACAGAGGCTCAAGACGCTTTATCTAAACTCTCTGTTGAAAAGGAGAAAGTTACTTTAGCTCAAGCTGAAAAAAAAGCTAAAGCTGAAGAAAATACTCAAAATACTGAGACTCAAACTCCTCAACCCCCAATATCACAAAGGGCTCAAAAATGGGCAGAAGATAACGAATGGTTTGGCACTGATAGAGTATTAACAGGTGCTGCCATGAGTATTCATGAAGATCTTGTTGGGCAGGGTATTGATGCTGAGACTGATGAGTATTATAATCAAATCAACAAACGTATGAAGGAGTATTTCCCTCAAAAGTTTGCACAAGAGTCTGCTGAAGAGACTAAACCTACAAGAGAACCCGTCCAAAATGTAGGTTCAGTTAGCAGAAGATCAGGTGGACGCAAGTCTGTGAAACTCACTAAGTCACAGGTAGTTATCGCTAAGAAATTAGGAGTGCCACTAGAGGAATACGCAAAATACGTGAAGGAAGGAGTATAACATGGAAAAAATAAAAACTTCACGCGAGTCTAATACTAGAGTTAAAGAAACTAGAAAAAAAGATTGGACTCCACCATCCAGTTTGGATGCGCCAGCTGCACCGCAGGGGTACTGTCATAGATGGATACGTACTTCTACTGCAGGTTTCGAGGACGTTGCAAACGTTTCAAAGAAACTAAGGGAGGGTTGGGAATTTTTGAAAGCCGAAACACTTTTAAGTGAAATAGGTGAACATGATTACCCAATTATTACTGAAGGAAAACATGCTGGTTTGATCGGAATTGGAGGCCTTGTGTTGGCAAGGATACCAGAAGAGATTTTAAAACAACGTGCTGAGTATTTTAAAAAAATTACTCAAGACAGAACAGACGCGATTGATAGAGATCTTATGAAGGAGCAACACCCGGACATGCCAATCAATATAGAGAGGCAGTCTAGAGTTACCTTTGGCGGTTCTCGTAAAAAGTAATATTTTTGCGATACCTATAAGTAACTTGGATAAGT